AACGGACAGGACACCCCCGACTCTCCATGGCCTGTTTATACCCCAAAACAGCTCGATAAGTCATGATCAGGCTGGATCAAGTCATGATTGATACACCATCGGCTGAAATCGTCTCAGATCGGCCCACATCGGTTTTTTCGCCGGTAACAGCTCCACGAATACACTCACCGCTCAACGATTTGCCATCACGCGGCTTTGAATTGATCGATTTCGCTGATCAAATCTTTTCGGATGGCTTTATGCCATGGCAAAAGTGGCTGGCCGAACACTCACTCAAGATGAAACCTGATGGGAGATACCACCATCCCATTTCGGTGGCCACAGTTGCCAGACAAAATGGCAAAAGCACTTACATGATGGCTCGGATACTTATGGGCTTGTTCCATTGGGATGAGTCGCTCCAAGTTTCCACAGCTCACAGATTGGTCACATCGCTTGAGCAATTTCGGGCGATTGTGCAGATTATTGAGGAAAATGCGGATTTGGCCAATCAGGTCAAGCGCATCCGCTGGCAACATGGTGCCGAGGAAATCCAGACAATCACCGGCAATCGCTTCATCATCAAAGCCGGAGGATCGGCAGCGAGAGGATTGAGCAAGCCGGAGACAATTCACATGGATGAAATCCGCGAACTCCACGACATGGAAACTTTTGCAGCTATGCGCTATACCTTGATGGCAGCAAAAAATCCACAAGTGAATTGCTTTTCCTCAGCTGGTGATTCTCACTCGGTTGTTTTGAATCTTTTGCGTGAGAGAGGATTGGCCGCAGCTAGTGGCGCATCCGATGATGTTGGCTATTTTGAGTGGTCAGCTCCAACCGATGAGATTTCGCTCGAAAATGCAGCTTTCGCCAATCCCGGCCTTGGCATAACAATCCACCCGGATAACATCCGAGCGGTTTTCAATGATCCTCCCGATGTTGTAATGACAGAGGTTTTGAATCGATGGGTTCAGACAATCTCAAGCGTTGTGGGTGCCAAAGAGTGGCAAGAGTGTGGCGATGAGTCGATTGACCTCGATGAGGACAAGCTCACATGGATGGCAATTGACATTTCACCGGACAGAAAACACGCGGCCCTCGTGGCCGCCCAAAAGCTTGGCTCGGAGTCATTTGTCGTGAAGCTGTTGCATACATGGGAAAACACAATCCAGCTGGATGATCGGGCAATTGCCAACGATGCTGCCTCGTATTGCCGCAAATACCCAATTGAGTATTTGTTGTACAGCCGCCGCACATCCGGAGCTGTTGCAGCGCGTATGCAGCCGGCCGGTATCCCAATCCACGACATGGATAGCGATTATCCTCAAGCTTGTGATGAGCTTTTGGGTGCAATCAATTCGGGTCGGTTAAAACACAGAAATCAATCATCGCTGACAGAACAAATCCTTTCAGCTGTGCAATTGCGCCGTGGTGATGGTGGATGGGTTATCGGAAGGCGTGCCAGCGGCACAGCTGTTTGTGCAGCTGTAGCAGCCGCACTCGTCACACACTTTGCGACACGCCCAGAAACCGAAATAGACATTTTAGTGGGTTGATGCTTGACATTTTGAGAAAATCCTCTCATGGGATTATTTGATCGAAAGCGCACCATTGAAACTGTTGCTGTTCAGCGCGGTGCTGATGTAGCTGCACAAATTGGGCCAGCTCCAACGCTGGATGCATTTTTCCCATTTGGTGGAGCTGATTACATTGCAAGCCGCGAGGAAGCAATGAGTGTGCCAGCAATCGCACGCGCCAGAAACATGATCTGCAATTCAATCGCCACAATTCCAATGATCACTCGCGACAAAACAACAGGTCAAATTGTTGATCAACCTCTTGTAATTTCCGATCCGGATAAGCGGGTACCAGGAGCCGCATCATGGGTGTGGGCGTGCGAGGATTTACTATTCACCGGATTTTCTTATTTTCAGATCATTGATCTTTTTGCTGATACAGGCCGCGTGCGCCAAATGTGGCGCGTTGCTCCAAATCGTGTTGGCGTTTTTCTTAATGACAAAGGCACACAGATTGAGTATTACACAGTAGATGGAACTCGCGTGCCAATGTCTGGTGTTGGCTCTCTTGTCGTGTTTTATGGCAACGATGAAGGATTATTGAATCGCGCTGGTCGCACAATCCGTGCTGGTGCAGAGCTTGAGAGAGCGGCTGCAATGTACGCAAAAGAGCCTGTGCCATCGATGGTTTTGAAATCAAATGGAACAGCGTTGCCAGCTGATCGAATTGCAAAATTGCTTGATGCGTGGGGCGCAGCTCGTAGAAATCGCGGCACCGCGTTTCTCAATGCTGATGTTGAATTGACAACAGTTGGATTTTCACCAGAGCAAATCGGCCTCAATGCTGCACGCGAAATCATTGCCACCGAACTAGCACGCGCCGTGGGTATTCCGGCTTACTTTATTGATGCGCCGACTGGATCATCCATGACCTATGCAAACGCCCAGACGGCGCGTCAAACCTTGTTGGACTTTTCGCTTTTGCCGCTGATGAACAGTTTGACTAGCCGTTTATCAATGCCAGATTTCACGCCATCAACACAGCGCGTGGAATTTGATCTCAAGGCGTATTTGCGCGGATCAGAGAAAGAGCGTGCAGAGATTTACAAGATTTTATTTGACATCGGAGCAATCACAACCGATGAAATCAGACAAATGGAGGACATGATCCAATGAAGCTAACAACACCAATGCAGATCACGGCAGCTGATTCAAACGAACGCACAATCAGCGGTCGCATCGTTGCTTTCAATGAACACGCAAATGCATCAACCGGCAAGGTTGTTTTTGCTCGTGGATCAATCCAGCCACAAGATGTTTTTTTGAATCTTGAGCATGACAACACACGCCGAATTGGCAAGAGCATTGCCATGAGTGTGAACGACAAAGAAATGACAGCGACTTTCAAAATTGCTAACACAACAGCCGGCACAGATGCATTGACAGAGGCGATGGAAGGCCTACGCGATGGATTCTCAATTGAATTGGCTGTGGACAATTATGAAATGCAAAAAGACGGCACAATGAAGGTCATCAATGGCCAGCTCACAGCCGTTGCATTGGTTACTGAACCGGCCGTGCGATCTGCACGCGTTTCTGAGGTAGCCGCATCAGAGGATTCTGAAACTGAAACAGTTACAGAGACAACAAACCCAAATGAAGGAGACAAGATGGACAACACTACCGAACCAGTAGCTCCTGCCGTTGAACCGGTAGCAGCTCCAGAGGTCGCGCCTGTACAGGCATCCCGCCCGGCTTACTACACAGCACCACGCTCACCAATTGTGGACAAGGTGTCATACCTTGAGCACTACCTCAAGGCAAGCATTTTGCATGATGAGGATTCACGCCAGTATGTAAAGGCAGCGGATAACACAACCTCAACAGCTCCGGGCATGGTGCCAACACCACAGAGCACACAGGTTGTCAATGCGTTGGCAAATGCAGACAGAGGCACAATCGATGGCATCAGCCGTGAAACGCTTGTGAGCGAAGGCATGACCTTTGAGATTCCTCGCGTTACAGCTGTTCCAACTGTGTTGCCAATTGCAGAAAATGGCGCAATCACAGAATCATCACTTTCAGCTACATACCTTTCTGTATCTGTTCAGCCTTTCAAAGGTCGCGCAATTTCAACTGTTGAATTGATCGATCGCAGCCGTCCAGAGTACCTAACAGCTTTGCTTCAGAATCTCGAATTTGCGTATGCAAAAGAGACAGATGAGTATGCATTGGCAGCAATGCAAGCGGCAGTCACTACAACAACAGCACAGGCAGCAAATTCAGCAACCGGATTCCTTGGATACACATCTCAGGCAGCTTCCGCTGTTTATCAAAATTCACTTGGATTTGCTCGCTCATTGATCGTTTCTCCAACACAATGGGGCAACATCATGGGTTACAACGACAACGGCACACCACTTTACAACGCAGCACAGCCATCAAATCAGGCTGGCGATGTTCGCGGTGACAGATTGCAAGGCCGAGTTTCACCGGGTCTGAATCTTTATGTTTCACGCTCATTTGGTAACGCTGGAACAACAACAGCTGATGGCGATTCATCAATGGTTGTTGTGAACCCAGATTCATACACATGGTACGAAAGCCCACGCTTTACGCTACGCACAAACATCAACAGCGATGGAACAATTGACATCCTTTATTATGGCTATGGCGCATTAGCTGCCAAGGTGCCAAATGGTGCACAGTTTAACAACCTCGCTTAATTAACAATCAATCATCGATGGCGGTCGCTCCCGAACGCTGTTGATACGAAAGGAACCGAGATGCCAGCAATTGTCACAGCCTCACAGCTAAGGTCGATTCTTGGTGTCTCGGTTTCTTTGTATTCGGATGCACAGCTTGACTCATTTATTGATTCAGCTGAACAAACGATTTTGCCTTTACTTACGCAATACCAATCATCGGTGACTTTTGCCAATGTGAGTGATTCCGTCATTTATTTCACCACAATGCGGCCAAATTATTTTGTGCCGGGTCAATCTGTTGTTGTTACCGGGGCCGGAGCTTACAGCGCGACTTATACAGTCACCGATGATCGGATTGAGCCTTACCTTTTCACAGCTGCAACAGCGGCAGCTGATCGCGATTATCCATTGCCGTTTATTCCAGCGGCAACAGCAACATTGAGTGGTGGATCGGCAGCGGCTTTGTACGCATCCACACCACCAATTGAAAATGCAATTTTGGTTGTGGCGGTTGAGATTTTCCAGAGCATTACAGCTCCCGGCAACCAAATCATGTCAGACAATTTTCAGCCAGCACCATTTGTGCTCGGCCGCAGCTTGACCAATAGAGTCATCGGCCTCTTAGGCCCATTTATTGATGTTGAAACGATGTGCCAATGAGCATCGAATCGGTTGTGCGTACACCACTAAAAAACGCGCTTGCATCTATTGCAGCCAATGTGTACAACGGCATCCCAGAAACAATGACTAGCCCATCAATTTGCTTGATTCCCGATGCACCTTATTTGGAGAGCGTTTTGATTAATGGCGCAACAACAAAAGTCAAAGTCAATTTGACTGTGACTGGTGTTGTTACTTATGCCAACAATGCGGCAGCTCTTGACAACCTCGAAACATTGATGATTAACATCATCAGCACAATGCCGGCCGGTTATGAAGTCGGCAATGTGAACCAACCTCAACCATTGGAAGTCGGTGCCGGTAAGTACCTCACGGCCGATTTGCAAGTTAGTACTTATTACACCAACTAAGGAGAAAAAATGGCAACGACAATCATCACTGGCAGAGACATCACTTTCACAATTGACAGTGATAATTTCGATGCACAGGCAACCTCAGCTGTATTGACTGTTGATTCAACGATCAATACATTTCAAACACTCGATGGCAAGGCGTATTTCACCACGGATACACAAGGCACATTTGCTGTGGAAATGTTGGCCGATTGGGGAGCAACAGGATCACTCTGTGAAGCTCTTTGGACAGCGGCATCATCTGCACCAAATACAGCATTGCCTGTTGTTTTGGTAGCTGATACAGGCGCATCATTTGCATTTTCTGTGCAGCCAATCTTTCCATCAGCTGGAGGCACAGCACCAGATGCACAAACTGTTTCACTTTCTTTCACTTGTGTAACAACACCTGTTTTGACTATTAGCTAAAACGAGAGGAATCGGGAGCATGAAACTACCAATCACAATGGAATTCACAAATGGGGAGAGCGCGACTTATACCGCGCTCCCACCAGAGTGGATGAAATGGGAGCAAAAAACTGGAAACACAATTCAGCAAGTATCTGAGAAATTGGGAATTGCTGATCTGATGTTTTTGGCTTACCACGCAATGAAACGCGAATCGGCCGGAAAGCCTGTGAAGCCTTTTGAAGTGTGGTGCGAATCTGTGACTGACATAAACATGGGAGAAACCGAAAACCCAAAAGCTACGAGCCGGGAACAATAAACCGGATCATTTGGGAATTGGCTATCGATACAGGATTGTCACCATCAGAGTTTCAAACACCGGAGGACATTTTAACCGCTTTTGAGATACTAAGGATCAAAAATGGCAATTGAACCGATCACTTACAACAAGAGTGATTTGCGCGGAATTATCCGCGCTTTCAAAGCCATGGATGAGCAAGCTGTTGCCGAGGCCAAAGGCGTTTCAAATGGCTTGGCCACTTATGTGCAATCAAAAGTCACAGCCGCAGCTGGTGCTCGCCCAAATAAAGCGGCAATCCGCATTGCTCAAGGATCGCGTGTGAGTAAGTCATCAAAAGTCGGAGAGATTAGCTATGGCTTTGTATCTCAGAAATTCAGCGGTGGCGGCACAACTCAACAGCTTTGGGGCGGTTACGAATTCGGATCAAACAAATACAAGCAATTCCCGGTCTGGTCTGGCAGATACGGCCGAGGATCAACCGGATGGTTTATCTATCCGACATTGCGTGCCGAGCAGCCATACATCATCAATCAATGGGAAAATGCATTTACTAAGATTTTGAAGGAGTGGTGATGGCCGGTCAATCAAGAACACTCAAGCTCTCGATCCTTGCTGATGTTGATGAACTAAAAAAGAGCCTCAATGTAGGCTCAAAGGATGTCGATGGATTTGCCGGCAAAATTGGCGATTTCAGCAAGAAAGCAGCGTTGGCTTTTGCTGCCGTAGCTGCCGCCGCTGGTGCCATGGCTTTGAAAATCGGTGTGGATGCCGTCAAGGCTGCATCGGATTTGTCCGAGACAATTTCAAAGGTTGGCGTTTTATTCGGTGACACAGCTGATGACATTGAAAAATTCGCCAATGGTGCCGCAACCTCTTTAGGCCAGACAAAGCAACAGGCTTTAGATGCAGCCGCCACATTTGCAACATTTGGAAAGTCTGCCGGATTAAGCGGCAAGGATTTGAGCAAATTCTCAATTGACTTTGTAAAGCTTTCATCAGATTTGGCCTCTTTCAATAACACATCACCAGAGCAAGCCATCAACGCGATCGGATCGGCATTGCGTGGCGAGGCTGAACCATTGCGCCAATACGGCGTTTTGTTGGATGATGCCTCATTGCGCCAAGCCGCTTTGGAATTAGGCATTGTCAGCACAACCAAAAATGCTCTGACACCACAACAAAAGGTCTTGGCGGCTCAAGCTTTGATTTACAAGCAGACATCAGCTGCACAAGGCGATTTTGAGCGCACGAGCGATGGCCTAGCCAACCGCACAAGAATTCTCACAGCTCAATTGGAAAATGCCAAAACCACAATTGGACAAGCTCTTTTGCCTGTTGTTTTGGAATTGGCCACTTTGTTCTCAGACAAGGTTATTCCGATTGTGCAAAAGGTTGCCGATGCTTTTGGAGAAAAGAAAGACGGCATGGGCGGCACACTTACCGCTTTGGCCGATGGCATAAAAGGTTTTGTTCAGCCAATTTTTGAAGGCTTGAGATCAGCTTTTGAGAAAATCAAAAACACAGTAATTGAAAACAAAGATGAATTTCAAGCTTTCTTTGATGTCGTGAAGGCAGCTGCACCAATCATCGGCAATGTCATTGGAGCCGCTTTCAATTTTGCTGGCACAGTAGCCAGCACAGTTTTGAATCTAATCTCAAATGTTTTAGGTGCTCTGAAAACAATCATCAACACAGCCATTGATGGCATCAATCTTGTGATCCGAGGCCTTAATTTGATCAAGCCGGGGCCAGACATTGCAAGCATTGGGAAGGTTGGCACATCGACTGGATCAAGCTCCACCGGTGGCATTTCTGTGCCAGCTGCATCATTGCCAAGTGGTTTTAAGCCAGCTACAACTGTGACACCAACACCAACAGCCACGCCAAAGCCTGTGCCAACACCAATTGCCAATGTTGCGGCATCAGCGGCAACGGCAGCCAAAGCATCAGCGGCCAACACAGCTGTTTCAAGCAATTTCAATCCCGGCCGATTCCGTCTGGCCGAAGCTGAATCAATGGGCACCACAATCAATTTAACTGTCACCGGCGCATTTGACAAAGAAGGCACAGCACGAACAATCATTGACACGCTCAATGATTCTTACTATCGCGGCACAGGTGGCGCAACTAACCTGCAAATCGCATGAGCCAATTCAATCCCATTTGGCGTGTGATCATTGGTGGCACGACATACACCAATTATGCCTTGGCTAATCTTTCGATCACATCCGGTCGCACAAACATTTATGAGCAAGCTCAAGCCGGCTATGTCAATTTACAGCTGATAAATCTTGATCAATCAATTGTGGACATCGAAATTAATGATGCTGTCACCATTGAATTGCAAGATTCAACAGCCACATTTGTGCCAATCTTTGGTGGAACTGTTGTGGAATTTGACATTGGCATCACGGCATCAGGCGTGGTCGGTGTTGCTCAATCGGTCAGCATTACAGCTCTGGGCGCATTGTCTAGATTGCCAAAAGCTTTGACTCAAGGCGTTTTGACCAAGGATTTTGATGGCGATCAAATCCTGTCAATCCTCACCGATCTTTTGGTGAACTCATGGAACGAAGTGCCAGCCTCATTGCAATGGAACACATACAATCCAACCACGCAATGGCAAGATGCAGAAAATACCGGATTGGGCGAGATCGATACACCAGGTAGCTACGAGCTAGCCAACCGATCATCATCGACCACCAATGTTTATGCTTTGGTTTCAGCTTTAGCAACATCGGGATTGGGCTACATTTACGAAAACGCATTGGGCCAAATTTCCTATGCCTCGGCAGATCACAGATCAATTTATTTGGCCACAAATGGCTATACCGATGTATCAGCCGCTCAAGCAATTGCCAGCTCATTATCGATCCAGACTCGATCCGGTGACATCCGAAACGAAATTGTGTTGCGTTACGGCAACAATTCAGCCAACGAGGTTGTGGATTCTGATGCAACATCGATTGGCTTATACGGCAAATTAGCTCAAATCATCACAACCACGATTGAAAATCAAAGCGATGCCGAGGATCAGGCGGCTTTCTATTTAACGCTCCGATCTTACCCACAGGCCAATTTCAACCAAATCACATTTGAGCTGACAAATTCAGAAATTGATGATGCCGATCGCGATGCCTTGATCAACATTTTCATGGGATTGCCATTGCGCATCAATGATCTGCCGCTCAACATGGCGGCTGGCACATACCTTGGTTTTGTTGAAGGTTGGACATGGCGTGCCTCGTATAACACAGTATCGGTCACAGCTATTCTTTCCCCATTGGCATTTTCATTGCAAGCCATGCAATGGCAAGATGTCGCAATTTCAGAAGCATGGAACACAATCAGCGGCAGCCTCACATGGGCTGATGCGTTAGTCGTAGCGTAAGGAGAAACAAGTGAGCAACCCGACATCGAATTTTGGGTGGCAAATGCCACAACCGACAGATTTGGTCACGGATTTGCCGGCTGATTTTGAAGTATTTGGTCAGGCGGTTGATACATCATTGGCCGATCTCAAAGGTGGCACATCCGGACAGGTACTTTCAAAGAATTCAAACACCGACATGGATTTTGTGTGGGTCACATCAGATGATGCCAATGCAATCCAAAACACAATTGTTGATGCAAAAGGCGATTTGATCGGTGCAACCGCAGCCGATACACCGGCACGCTTGGCGGTTGGCACAAATGGTCAAGTGCTCACAGCTGATTCAACAGCGGCAACAGGATTGGCATGGGCAACACCATCAACAGGTGGTATGACCTTACTTTCAACTACAACGCTTTCAGGTGCGACTACAAACATTACTGGCATTAGTGGCAGTTATATAAATCTTTTTGTAAGTGTCATTGGCTTAGGTATTACATCAGCTGGACAAATTACTGTTAAACCAAATGGGAGCGGTTTTGTTGGGTTCCAATCAACTTCCAAAAGTAACTCGGGAACAGCAGATTTAGTGGCCGGCGGAATAACTCGTATTTTTTCTACGGATACTACATCATCAGGTTTTACATTAAATAATTCCAATTTTACAATTTTTGATTATGCTTCATCAAATAGACACCCATTTTCTGGTGCTTCCATAGGTATTGTGGGTGGTGGCTATGTAAGTTATGTTTTTGGTGGTGGCATCGAGTTAGCAAGCGCAATTACATCTATTGAATTTGGAACTACGGCAGGCACATTTAATGCAGGAACAGTCAAGATTTACGGAGTAAAATAAAATGACAAAGCCAATGATACGCATACACAACACACAAACCGATGAAGTTATTGATCGTGAAATGACTGATGCAGAGTTTGCCGAATACATAAAAGAAGCAACCGCAACGGCTGAACGCTTAGCAGCAGAAGCAGCAGAAGCCGAGGATAAGTTAGCAATTTTGCAGCAACTAGGCTTGACAGATGACCAAGCCATTGTTCTTGGTTTGCTATCAAAGCCACAAGCGGAACAATCCACACCAATGATTTCGGGCGATGAGTAATTTTCCACAAGGCACATTGCCTCGTTTGATTCAGGTTGCGCTGGCCGAAGTCGGCACCGCTGAAACCGGAAACAATGAGACAAAGTACGGCAAATTTATGAAGGCCGACAAGCTGCCATGGTGCGGCTCGTTTCTCAATTGGTGTGCAGATCAAGCTGGTGTCAAAGTTCCAAATGTGGTCAGCACACGAGCTGGAGCCGAGGCTTTTAAGAAAGCCAAGCAATGGCACACCACACCAAAGATTGGTGATTTTGTTTTCTTTGATTTCATCATCGATGACAAAACCACAATCAATCACATTGGCTTGGTGATTCGGGCATCTGAAAAACAAATTGTGACAATTGAAGGCAACACATCCGGTGCTGGTGATCAACGCAATGGCGGCGAAGTCATGGTGAAATCAAGAGCTTTGGGAGCACGCTCATTTGTTGTCGGTTATGGCCGACCAGCTTATGAGCCTTTTTCTGGTGATTTACCAGATCGACCAAAAGGAGAAAAATAATGGATCAAGCAAAAGCAATTGCGGCTTCATGGGGTCGCTCATACATCGCGGCAGCTTTGGCCGTGTACATGGCTGGTGGCGATCTCAAGGCAATGGCAATGGGCGGCGTGGCAGCTGTCGTGCCTGTCATTTTGCGCTGGCTCAATCCAGCTGATAAAGCTTTCGGTTCAACGGGGAAATGATCCGGAAATCACTCGCGGTGGGCTTGGCCTTTGTCCTTTCGCTAAGCCTTACCGCCTGTGGTTATCAAGGATGGGTGCGATACCCATGCCAGCTTCACGAAAATTGGGAATTGGATGAGTGCCGAAAACCTCAATGCAAGGTGACTGGTACCTGTACAGAGGATTTAATAGGCGATGGCTTCAAAGAATAAAGACAGATTAAGTCAAGAGGAAATCAAGGCTCGCTTGATGTTTCTTATTGGCGCGGTTTTGTCATTTGTGTTTTTGATTGTCACTCTTGGCATCACTTACGCATTGATCTTTGTGACACAGCCAATTGGAGCACAAGCTCCCAATGATGCAGCTTTCATCGATTTGCTCAAAACATTGGCGATCTTTCTCACCGGCTCATTGGGTGGGGTTTTAGCATCCAACGGCCTTAAAGACAAGCAGAAATCAGAATACGAAAAAGCCATTGAGAGGCGTTTATCCGGTAACGACACGCCATGATTTGAGCGTGATTGTTGAATTTGTCAGCTGATGCTGTCACTCTCTATTCGGGAGCTGACACGCGGCTCCCAGAATCGGGAGCAATAAAATGAACGAAGCATCAATTGTGATCGCAATGGTTATCGCTGGAGCCTTGTGGGCTGTCATGTCTTATTCGGTCGGATTTAAGGAAGGCCAGCGACAAGGTTATACACGCGGCCGAGCTGTATCTCGCCACATTTCACAGATTGACAAGGTGAACAACTAATGGCCGGATTTCTAGAAAACTACGAAGGCAACAAAGAGCGCACAGATCGCTGGATCAAGACATTTCCACAAGGCCGCTTGGAAGCTCACATTGTTGAATTTAATGCGGAAAAAGGCTATGTGCTGGTTCAAGCTAAAGCATGGCGCAATCAAGATGAAACAGAGCCAGCCGGCATTGATTATGCTTTCGGCTACCGCGAGGCATACAACCCCAACATGAAACGCTGGTTTTGCGAGGATACGACAACCTCAGCTTTGATGAGAGTGATGGCCTTGGTTTTGGGTGGCACAGAGAAAGTCACAAAAGAGCAAATGGAGCACATCAAAATCAATGATGCGACCAAGCCACAAGATTATGACTATTGGACAACCAAATTTGGTGATGTGCCAAGTTACAAAACAGCCGATGAAGCCGAGCAATCAGGCATCCCATCACTCGGATCATCGATGGATGAGATCGCCAAGCAATTGGGCGGCGAGCTTGTACAAGAGGCACCCCAATGCTCACACGGACACCGCATTTGGAAGCAATCACATGATGGAGCACCAAAATCATGGGGCGGTTACTTTTGCACAGAGCGGACAAAGGCAACCCAATGCACACCGCTTTGGTATGTCTTACGCTCAACCGGAAAATGGGAGCCACAAGTATGAGCGACTTTGTTGAAATAATCTATCCTCAAGAGATGATGGCCAAGCTGATGTGCAATGGCGAAATCGTTGAGGAATACAAAATTGAGCAATGCGATAAATGCTCACAGCTGAGAAAGCTTGACAAATTTGGATACCAAAAAGGCTATGACTCAAAAGACAACATCATTTGGTTTTGTGGTGATTGCCGATGATCACAAGAATTGAGGAAATCCAATGCATCATTTCAGCTGTGGAACATTGCAAGGATCGCAACGCTGATCATGCGACCAGATGGCACAAAACACCATCATGGTTTGAGTATGTGGCACAGATGGCCGAATCAATGGCAGCTGAGTGGATTGTGGCCAAGCGATTGGGTTATGACTACGCACCGGGCACCACATGGGATAAGTCAAAAGCCGATGTGGGCGAGCACATTGAGGTCAAGTGGTCAGCCAATCCGGACAGCAATTTGTGGATTCAAGATTCAGATCGCCATGATCGCGACATTGCCGTTTTGGTCGTTGGCCAGACACCCAAAATGCACATTGTTGGCTGGATGCCTGTGGCCGTAGCTAAGAAACCACGCTACCGAAATGCATCACAAAACAATTGGAGCGTGCCACAAATCAACCTGCAACCGATCGAAACACTCATGAGGAGCAACTATGCACATCCTGCAATTTGATTGTTCAATCTGCAAAAAGCTTTACGGCAAGGCCAAACAACGCCATGGCCTCAAAAAAGGTGCAGAACTCACAGAGCATGAGTGGTTCGCTCAATGCATGGGATGTGGCACATTTGGAATCAAGCTTGTCGATGATGACAGGATTGAGGAGCTTTCAGATGCCAACCTATGAATTCAAATGCGATCAATGTGGCACCATGGCAATCATCAATCGTGCCATCGATGCTGATGGGGATGTCGATGCTGGCAATTGCATGGCTTGTGGGATTCCAATGACACGCATTTGGGCTGCAACACCAGCTGTTTTCAAAGGTAGCGGATGGGGTAGCAAATGAAAAAGTTATCCACAGGCTTTGTGCACAGGCTGTTGGAAACGCCCAAGCGCACGCTCAATGTTGCATCCTATTTGACTTTATGGATACGCTCCATGCTCGTGGGCGAGCCGCTGTGGCGGATAGCTCGCAAGCGATGCTTGGTGCTATTGGCCGGGCTATGTCTTGCAATAGCAACACCGGCACAGGCCACACAAGATGCAAAACCAAGCATTGATTCATTGAAGCTTTATGCACACTCAAGGATTGTTAATTACAAAGAATTCCAATGTTTCAACACATTGATCACAAAAGAAAGCAATTGGCGTGTTGAGGCAATCAATCCAAATGGCAATCACTTTGGTCTTGGTCAAATGCGTAATACAAAGTATCGAAACCTCGATGGCTTTCGCATGATTGATTGGAGCTTGAGATACATCGATCACAGGTATCAAGGCAAGATTTGCAATGGAGCTTTGGCTCATTGGCGAAAGCATGGGTGGCATTGATGTCAAGAGCTTGGAAAAATGGTGGATCAAGAGCTTGGCGCAAGACCAGAGAAGCTGTGCTCAAGCGTGATGG